TTGGGGATTGGGGCGTGGGGGAAGGGCTTGTCTTTGAAAACTGGAAAGAAGAAGCCTTTGACATTGATCAGGTTCGGGGCTTGCCGTCCGTGCGTTCGGTGTTCGGCCTTGACTTCGGTTATACCAATGACCCCACGGCGCTGTTTTGCGGCCTGATTGACCCCAAGGCAAAAACGCTGTGGGTGTTCGATGAACTGTATAAACAGGGCATGTCCAATGAAGCCATTTATGCCGCTGTGGTTCGGATGGGGTACAGCAAAGAGAAAATCCGCGCTGATTCCGCTGAACCGAAGAGCATTGACCGCCTTCGTGATCTGGGCCTATTCCACATCAAGGGGGCGCGGAAAGGCAAGGACAGCGTGAACAACGGGATTGATTATCTTCAGGATTTTCACATCATCGTTCATCCGCGCTGTGTGAACTTCATAACCGAAATCGGGAACTATGCGTGGGACACGGACACGAAAACAGGAAAGCGCCTGAACGTCCCTATTGATGACTTCAATCACCTGATGGACGCTATGCGTTACGGGTGCGAAGATTTCATCAAGGGCGACACGTTCAGCTTCCAATGAGGGGGTGAACAGCATGAAAGAACTGTTGATCGGCGTGGGAATTCTGATTGCCCTGTTTGTGATCTTTAGTATCATCGTGATTGTCGCTATTTCGTGGACACACAAATGGTAGTGACGGAATAGTGACAAACAGGGCTGAAAAGCCTTGAAATATAAGGCTATATAAACATTGTTTCATGTCAAAGGCGGGTGATTCTATGGCAAGACGGGGCGGCAAGGCCGCTGGATTCTGGATGATTCGGCGGCAGAATCAGGAAATCATTGACCCTGACAACCCCCACAACCTGCCCGTCTATGTGTTGGGCGGGAACCCGGTTGTGTTCGGGCTGGCCTTCACAAACACGTTCGTTCTGATCATTCTGTGATCTGGAACGGTATTCTAAACATGAAAGGGGTGAAACCCATTGTTCAACTTTGCTGACCTGCCCCCGGTTGACCGTCAGGCGCGGGGAACCATGACTGATAAACAGTTCATTGAACGGGAAATCACCCGTTTCAAGGCTTCCAAGCGGCGGCGGGAAATGATAACCGGGGAACGCTATTTTCAGGGCCTTCACGATATTCTTTCCCGAAAAAGAACGGCAATTGGGGAAAACGGGGAACTGGAAGAAATCAAGAATCTGCCGAACAGCAAGATTGTTGATAACCAATACAAGAAGATGGTCACGCAGAAGGCCAACTACCTTTGCGGTCAACCGCTGACATTCCAAACCGAAAACACGGCCTTTGCCGATGCGCTGAAGGACGTGCTGGGCAAGAAATTCAACCGCCTGATGAAGAACGTTGCCAAGGACAGTTTGAACGAAGGTATTGTTTGGCTGTTCCCCACGTTCGATGATGACGGTTGCCTGATTTTCAAGAAGTTCAAAGGCCATGAAATGATTCCCGGATGGCGGGACGCTGACCACACGATTCTTGATTACTGTATCAGGCTGTATTCCATGATCAGCTATGAACAGGAAGATGAACGAATCGTTGAAAAGGTGGAAGTCTTTGACGAAACGGGAATCACCTATTTCAGCTTGGACGGCGGGGAATTGACCCCCGAAGCCCCGTTCCATGAAGCCTATTTCACGGTTGACGGCGTTCATCCGTTCAACTGGACACGGATTCCCCTGATTCCGTTCAAGCGGGATTCGGAAGAAATGCCCCTGATTCGGAACGTCAAAAGCCTTCAGGACGGTTTGAACAGCATTCTTTCCAATTTTGAAAACAACATGGAAGAGGATGCCCGAAACACGATTCTGATTCTGGTCAACTATGACGGTGAAAATCTGGGCGAATTCAGAAAGAACCTTGCCCAATATGGCGCGGTGAAGGTTCGGACGGTGGACGGCGCGGCGGGTGATCTGAAAACCCTTGAAATCGAAGTCAACGGCGAAAATTACAAGACCATCCTTGAGATTTTCAAGAAGGCCATAATTGAAAACGGTATGGGCTATGATGCCAAGGATGACCGCATTTCAGGTGAACCCAACCAAATGAATATTCAATCCATGTACAATGACATTGATTTGGATGCAAACGACATGGAAACCGAATATCAGGCCGCGCTTGAAGAATTGCTGTGGTTCGTCCGCTGTCACCTTGCCAACGTGGGCGCGGGTGATTTTGAAGATGATCTGGAAATCATCTTCAACCGGGATTTGCCGATGGTTGAATCCGAAGTGATTTCCAACATCAAAATGTCCGTGGGCCTGTTGTCTGACGAAACCCTGATTGCGCAACATCCGTGGGTTGATGACCCAAAGGCCGAATTGCAGCGCGTTCAGGAACAGAAAAAGGCCGAAATGGAACAGATGTATTCCGGCGCGTTCCCCAATCAGAAAAAGCCGAATCAACCCTTGAACAAAGGGGTGAACAAGCCCAATGAGCAGGGACAGTGAATATTGGGCTGAACGGTGGGTGCAGCTTGAAGATTCCAACCATCGGCGGGCAGATGAAACGATGGGCGTTATTGATGACGCATACCGTCAGGCCGAACGGGAAGTTGAACAGCAACTTTCAACGTGGTATCAGCGGTTTGCAGACAATAACGGCATTGTTGATCTGGCCGAAGCGCGGCGGGTGCTGAATGCCGGGGAACTGAAAGAATTCAGGTGGACGGTTGAACAGTATATCCAGCACGGGCGGGAAAACGGGATTTCGACTGATTGGTCAAGGGAACTGGAAAACGCTTCGGCGCGGTTCCACGTCACCCGGCTTGAAGCCTTGCGCCTGAACATCCAGCAATCAGCGGAAGTTCTGTTCGGGAATCAGCTTGACCATGTGAATGACATGATGCGTCAAACCTATATGGGCAGCTACCTTCACACGGCGTTCATGGTTCAGACCGGGGCGGGCGTTGGCTGGAATGTGGCAATGTTGAATCAGGGGGCCATTCAAACGGCGGTGAACCGTCCGTGGGCCTATGATGGCAGGAATTTTTCTGATCGGATTTGGTCAAACCGAACAGCCTTGATCAATGAACTTCAAAGAAACCTGACCCAATCCCTGATGATGGAAAACACCTGTGACAAAACCATTGACGCGCTGATGAAGCGTTTCGGGGTTTCCCGAAATCAGGCGGCGCGGCTGGTTTACACGGAAAACGCCTATATTCAATCCGTGGCGCAGGGCGATTCATACCGGGCAACCGGGGTGAAGAAGTTCGTGTTCATTGCCACGTTGGATGATCGGACAAGCGATATTTGCCGAGAAATGGACGGTCAGGTTTTTGACATGAAGGATTATCAACCCGGCGAAACCGTCCCGCCCCTTCATCCGTGGTGCAGGTCATGCACGGCCCCCCATTATGATGATCTGGCCGGAATCGGTGAACGTGCGGCCCGTGACCCGGACACGGGAAAAACTTATTATGTCCCACGGGATATGAAATATCCTGAATGGAAACAGACCTTCGTTGAAGGTAGTGGAACCACGGGCCTGACCCCCACAACCGCAATTCCGTTCAATCATGCGTGTGAACTTGCAACCAAGTTCGGAACCGCCTATTATGACGAAATGCACAAGCGGGTTGGTCAATGCACGAACCCCGAATTGCAACGGGTCTGGGCGGCGCATGAAGATGAAATCCATGTGGCCGATGCCGCATACAAGGGGCATGAATATTGTCAGGGTGATCGAATCTATGTGAATGGCCCCCGTGACGCAAAAGGTTCTTCGTGGCAAGCGCCCTATCAGGTGACGTTCCATGAATCCGGCCATGCCATTGATAGCATTGTTTCAGGGCAGACCCCCGGATTCACCCGGCATTTTTCGGGCAGGTATCAAAACGGCCTGTTCCCCCAAACCATCAAGGATGAAGTGGGGGCTATTGTTTCCGCGAAGGACGCTGATCTGAAGGCCCAATGGAAAGCCCACGAAGGTGATTATGCGTGGTTACACCAACACGGGTTCATTTCCGATTGGAATTATGATTGGTTCAAGCAATACGGAACTTGGATTGGTGGGGAACCAAAATATTCAAAATCAATGGCCTATGCAGCCATTGAAAAAGAAATTCGGGCGTTGTCCCCTTTACAGAAGGCCGATTTGTC